AGGCATTAGGTTTCCTCAGACGGCTTCGTGTTGTTGTCGCGGAACAAGGCGTCAAGGAAGCGCACGCCGTCCAGCGGGGTATCTGCAATGACCTCGGCGCGGATCACACGCTTCCAGTCGCCTGGCGTCGGGACTGGGATAAAACCGTCCGTAGCTCCAGCGTCAAAGTCAATGGAGATGATGTTCGCGGCTACCGAGACACCTTCAGGGAACTCGTCAGCGGCAAATGCCGTAGCCGGTACAGCCGTTGCGCTGAAGTCTTGATAGAAGTTGACCTGTCCGTCGCCCATGTCGTCATCGGGGCGGATCGCCATAAGAAACTTGTCGGGCCGCTTGGCGAAGTTCATTCCCTCGCCGGGGATCCAGTCGGTCATAATTCGCTGCCGGATACTGCCGACATAGACCTCCATGCCAACAGTCGGCGCGTTCGCCAGCGCAACGCCAACCGTGATCTCGCTGGCCGTCGCCACGGTTATCAGGCGTTCCTCACCAGTGGACGGGACATAGAGCGTCTGCCCAACAACGGCGGTATTCGTTCCATTGATGACAGAGGTTGTGCTTCCGCTGGTAACCGTCACTACGCCAGCGCCACCACCATCATTGGCGGCAGTTCCAACACGCCACAGGTAGTTATTGGAGTCGCCAATCATCAGGCGCTGCCGGTCAGTGTACGCCGTGTTCAGAACGCAAAACGAGATGGGCTGGCGGTACGAGTACAACGTCCATTCCTGCGTGTCCAGCGACCAGCAGAGCGCACGCTTGCAGTAGGTTGCGCCGGTCAGTGGAAAGAAGAACAGCACTTCACGGCGCTCTGGCTCATAGACGATGAACTGCGCTGCGGTAGCCGAGGCGTCCATCAGCGATTCCAGCGTGGTATCCACCCGGCGGCTGATCTTCTTGGGCTGCATGGCGTCGATCATCCACATGCCGTTACGGCCCCAGCCGACCAGCACGCCACCGTCAATCTTGATCACACACCGTGGATTGAAGCACCCAAAGTTACCGGGAATGTCGCTGACCATGGCTGCGGCAGGGTCGCTGGAGTAGATGAGTCGCCGCATGCTGCGGGTACCGAATAGGTACATATCGGTGTAGAACGATGCCAGTGCTGTTGGCGTATCGCCAGCATCCAGCGTGATAGCACGGGCGTAGTTGGTCTGATCCCACGACTCAGGGAACAGGGCGCGGCTCCACGCCAGGGTTCCAGTGGTAATGTCCCACAACCAGAGGCGCTGCCGATGCTCGCAGATGATATCGTAGGTTGCCGGTGGCTGGTCGTGGCCAAACTCACCGTCCCGACTAGCAGCTATTTGCACAATGAGGTTGGCGTCACTGATGTTGACATTGGCAGTGGATCCAGCGTTGGAGATGGTCTTGGCACGGTAGTATGTCTCAGCGCCAACAGGCGTCATCTCAATGATGATGCTGGTGACATTTGCGTCACCACTGGCAGTGTAGGTAACATCAATGGTCTGCCCAGCCGTGGTGGTCACGGAGACAACATCGCTGGGATTGCTATAGCGGTTACGAACGCTGTCGTAGTAGCGGTAGCGGATCAGGTGCAGGCCGGTGCCTACGCTGCCAGATCCAGTGCCGGTGGCAGTTGGGGCAACGGTCGGCGCAACGATGCCGATAGCGCGTGCCGTAGAGATTCCGCTGTCAATAGCCTTGGTTTCCGTGCCGTTCGTGTAGTACAGACGCCCGCTCATTGACGCAAAGGTGGCACGCTGCGTGGCTGTCAGTCCAGTCTCCAGAGATGTTACCGTCCCCGTGGTCTGGTGCGCCGACTTGATTGCCCCAGCCGCCGTAGCGATGACGGCATACGCACCCATCTCAGCGGCAGACCAACCGATGGCAGCCAAGTCGATCTTTGCGCCAAAGCCCAAGCGACGGCGGCATTCACCACGGATGTATAGAGAACAGTTCTCGATAGCTTCCCAGCCATCACCTACATCCGTCTCATCATCCCGATAGCCGTTCCAGGCCATATCAGGTGACCCGCTTCCAGCGTGGCGAATCACGGCCAATGGACAGATTCATGCCAACAGCCGGAACATCCGTAGCCGACTTGTCCTGTACGGCCAAGCGCGACAGGGCTTCCTTGTACGCCTGCATTGTCGTGCCAGCGTCTCCAGCCATCGACTTGCCAACCTGCCGCGCCAACTGGTAGTCCATCGCACGCTTCAGGACTTCCAGATGCACCGGATCCCAGTCGGCAATATCAGTGTCATTGACCAACCGCGCCGGGCGGGCAAAGTAGGTGTAGTTCAGCATCTCGTCGCTCTGCGGGTACGGCCAGCAGATGAATGAGCCATTGGCCACGCAGAACACATCGGCAAACCGCTGCGAGTAGACCGCTGCGTTCTCGGCCTCCATGACATCAGCCAGCGAGCCAGGCGTAGCGCCCCAGCCCCAACGCTGCCCCGGCAGGTTCTTGTGGAAGCGCCAGAGATCGTCGGGGAGATCGTACTCGTTCTGGTACAGGATGTAACTAGCCGCGCTGATGGTCGTGGCACCCCAGACATCAGCCATGGCCAGCGTGTCGTCATCGGTGCGCGTGTAGACATCAACGATCTGGTTCTGGACGAACAGCTTGCCGCTCGCAGCCCACGAAGGCCATGTGCCGCCCACCAGTTCCACGCTGGCGCTGCCATTGGTGATCGTGATGGTGCCAGTGGAGTACGGACCATGCAGGCTCAGCATCGCCCGGCGTAGCAAGTGCGGCCATAGACGCTCACTGGACACCATATCCAGCGCATCATTGGCCACACTCTTGATGATCGTGTCGGCCTTGCTGCCAACTGAATCAACAAACTGGCGACGGATGTAAGCCCACAACTGGGCGGCAGACATGGGGTTGGTGGTGCTGCCAGCGGTAAGGGCTATATCAGCGCCGGGGCCGGTGACAGTCCCACCACTGACCGTGATCGTGGCCGAGGACTGCGTATATCCGTTCTTCTGTGCGCGGACAGTGAAGGTGCCGTCTGACAGGTAGACTGGTCCCCATAGGCCACTGGCGTCAGTAGTTGTCTGCGTGATGAAGGTCGATCCGAGCGTGATGTAGACCGTGGCGCTAGCGATTGGAGCCGCACCATCCGTCACACGGCCATCAGACGCCGTAGCAGTGAAGCTTGACGGGGTGCTGCCCGCAGCGCCAGTGTCGTTGACAATGTAGATCTGCTCAAATGTATCGAGCGGGGATGCCGTCCGCACGCATTGCAGGGTATAGGTGCCGTTTACGGCCACGAATGCGCTGGATGCAACCTCCACCTCGTACTCGCCGGGATTGTTGACGGCATCAACCTCAGTCACCGTGATGCCCGTCACCGACTGGTTACCTGTTCCATCCTTAGACAACCGCTTGGTAAAGCTGGCGTTACTAAGCCCAGTGACGAACGCCCCAGTGCCATCCTGCACAATGAACGCATCACGAAGCGTAGTGGACTTGCGATGGTAGACTATGCTGGACATATGGGTGACTCAATAGTATCGCTCAGCGTGGGATCGCAAGCGATAGCGCGGCGGATACAGGCTGACGCCATGGGTTCATGGACGCACAACCCGAAGACCAGCAGGCTCTTTGGATCCAGCAGATTCACAGACGGCTCAAAGCCAAACTTGCGGAAGCGATGTCCCATGCACCGGAGCGCGTAGCAATGGGCAAGACGCTTGGCTGGCGTCCAATCCGGCCACAGTTTCTCGTCAAGCGCCATGGTCTGCCCAATACTGCAAGGAACGGAAGCTATTCAGGATGGCGTCCCTGAGCATGGTGAACGCCTGCGGCTCGGTCAGCGGCAGGGTGCGCCGGAGGATGCTGATGGACAGGTAGACCGTTTGGAGCAGCACCTGACCCAGATTGGCGTCATCTGGGGCGAACAAAGCGCCAACGACCAGCCCATTGGCGTCCGTGGCCTTCTCTGCCCGTTCTACGGCCTGTCGGATAATCTGGCCCATCTGCCCTATGCGTGTGCCGTTCGTGGCTGTACGGTCAACTGGACGCGGCTGGAGGCAGGGCTTGTCGCCTAGCCTAGGGGAAAGCGGCTTGGACTCTGCCCCAGCGATGATGGCACCACCAGGCGCACACTGGACGATGCTGTGATGCTCGGTCATGCCCTCCAATTCATGGAGCGCCTGCCGGTAGACCCGGTTTGACGCCCGCTCCACGCCATCGGCACACATGACAGAACCTGATTGGTTCTCCTCCGCGAATGCAAATCCTGCATAATGCCCTTGGGCGAGGTCGTGGCCGACCAGCCAGCAGGTGCCGGTAGCCATACGGGCGGCAACCCACGCCGACAGGGTGCCAGAGGTCGTAGAGACAGGGATGTCCTCACGGCTGATGCCCAGCCATCGACTCACCTTGCCCACATCACCGACCAAATAGTGCCGACTGCACATTTCTGGTGCATGCGGGACCATCGGAAGGCCAGCATATACCACGCTGGATGGCAGCGGCAGCGGGATCTTGTCGGGGTCTGGCAAGCGTTCCTTGGGGCAGATGACATGCGGTGTGATACCACAGGCAATTAGCCGTGGGATTGCTGAATGTGCCGCCACAATCATCACCCGATCCTGTGCTTCACGCAAGAATGGGATATATTGGTCCAGACTTGGGCCAGAACCGACCGATATGCTATCGCCATGGTAGATTCCCACGGGCAGCGGGTCGGCATTCAGGAGCCAAGCGTTGCGTTTTATGACATCCAGACCAATCACAGTGTCCAGAATATCATCACCGAACATCAAGAAATACGACTCATGCAGTTCCAGCGTCGGATCTTCTAGCCTGTTAAGTATGGTGGCAACCGGCGTAGAACTGCGCTCCATACAAATCCTCTGGCATGCTTGTAATCTGTGGCACCAGTGAGTCAACGGCAGGATCCGGCGACAAACGAACAACCACCCGCCCAAAGAGCGAGTGGTTGACGCCGGGATCTACCCGGTAATCGCAATCTTCAGCCGTCAGTTCAGATGAGGCCGGAGAGGACCGCAGTCGCATCGCCGGAGAGGGCGACGACAGCAGTCTGGGTGAGGTAGCTGGTGTTCCGCAGTTGCTGGGCAAGGCTGACGGTGACGCTGGTGATCTGGGCATATCCGAGGATAAGACCCAGCGAGTTCACGGCAAGACCCGCCTGGACGGCGGTCGTGTCGATCAGGGTGCAGCCCGACAGGATGGTGCACGGGCCGCTGATCTGGAGCAGGAAGTAGTCGTCAGCGATGAGGCTGGAGGTCTTCGTGCTGCCGGTCTGGCCATTGGGGATCACGCCGAACGCGTAGCCCTGAGCGTTGGCCGGGAGGTCAACATTCCAGGTCGGAGCGCCAGCGACAAACTCAGTGACGACGCCACGGCCACCGGCATCAGCCAGGGTCGTGGTGAGCTTGGCGACAACATAGATCTTGCCATTGGCGAAGACCACCTTGCCGAGATCAGCCTTGTGAGCGGCATTCGCGGAAGCGGTGCCGGGAGTGATGGGAGCGTGGAGGATGGACATGTGATGTTCTTTCTACCGGACTAGCCGGATACGAGAGCGATGATCCACCCCTGGCAGGTACACCCTACCAGGGGCTTCGCATCAGTTAGTTCAGACCGCACCGCTGTACTTGCTGGCGCGACCGAAGTAGCGCGGAGCACAGATCAACTGGCCGGGGAAGGTGCACGAGGCGAGCCACTGGCGACGATTCGGGTCGCGGGTGATCTCAGTCTCAAGGATACCGGCGTCTTCGCCGCTGACCTTCAGCGGGTTGCCGTCTTCCAGACCACGGTACAGCGGCTGGATCTTGAGCTTCATCTGAGCGCCGGGGAAGGCGTAGGCAGTGTCGGCGGGCATCAGATCATCCCAGAACCAGGACACGCCCTGGTGCATGATGACATCGGTCGGCCAGCCAGTCTCGGCAACATTGATCGCCTTATTGGTGTTCTGCACGAAGATCGTCTCACGGACAGCCTTCTTGCGGCCCAGGTACTCAAAGAAGTTGCGGTCGAGGATACCGACCGTGGGCTTCTTCATGCGATCCGAGTTGCTGAAGCGGCTCAGACGGAAGATGAGGTACGAGAGGAAGATCTCGATAGCATCGTCTTCATCCTGAGCAGTGCCGGTCCAACCAGCGGCAGCCGAGTTGACCAGGGTCGGGGTCCAAGCGTCCCACTGAGCCGAGTCAACCGACACCTGACCGGGCTTCAGGGCCAGGCCGAGGTACTTGTTGGTGCCATTGACGGCAACTTCCTTGTCGGTGCTGGCCGGGACCGCACTAGTGAAGGTGCCAGCGCCAGTCGAGGTCGTGGGCGGGGTGTAGCCCTCGATGTCGTAGTCGCCAATCGCGGTGCCGGTCGTGGCCGAAGCGCCAGTCGAAACCGCGCCCATGGCGTAGGTCGCGCTGCCGTCATAGCCGTTGCCAGGGAGCAGGGTCGGCAGACCCTCAATCGGCAGACCGCTGCCAGCGTAGATGCTGGAGTTCATCTGGAGCATCTGGTGACGCAAACCGTTCTCAGCGGTGATCGTATCACGGATCATCGCGGGGATTTCGCTCTTGCTCAGATCAACAATCGCGCTGCCCTTGTTGCGCCGGAGAGCGCCACGGTCCAGAGCGGTTGCGTTCACGACCTCAGCGAAGTTCGCCACCCAACGCTGGTAACGCTTTTTGTGGGTGAACAGAGCCGAGATGTCCTGACCGGGGGCCGAGATCGACGGCAGGATACGACCCGCCTCGATAGCGCCCGACAGTTCGTAGGTCTGCGACTGAAGCTGGGTGCCATCAGAGCCGCCCTGTACGTCGTATTCAATCGCGCCGGCCTTCTTGATCTCCTTGAACAGGGGATCGTGATCGGAGACGCCTTCCCAAGCGCCACGGGCGACATTGGCAAGAGTAGTGGTGGAAACGGGATCCTGGGAGCCTGACATGGGTTATCCTTCGTATTTGGCGAGTAGCTGAGCGAATCGCGGAGTGGATGGGTCGATGCCCTTCCGTTTGGCTTCTGCGATTGCAAGTGTGTAAGGGTCGGTGTTCGTGGGACGCGGGTCGCGGGTAATGGCAGCCTCGCCCTTCACCAGTCTCTGTTGTTCCTGCGCCATGGCAGCCTTGGCGTCCACCTTGGACGACTGGGCCTTGAGGCGCTGGTTTTCCGAATACAGCAGCATCATCTGCTTGGCATAGTCATAGGGTCGGCTCGGCATCTCTTGGAGAGCGCGGGCGAAGTCCTGACCATGCTCCTTGATGAGCGGCGCAAGCTGCGGGTCTTGGAAGTCCTGCTGTACAGAGTGCTGGGCTTCCATCTTCTGCATGAACTGCTGGACCTTCTGTTCGGCCAACTGCTCGACCATCGGGAGCAGAGTGCCATGCGGGTCGGTGAAGAAATCCCTCTGGAAGTTCTGAAGATTATCCCGGTACTCGTTAATCTGATTCTGCTCCTCGGGCGACATCGCGGAGATGATCGCCTGCTTCATGGCTTCCTGCTGCTCGGGCGGCAGATTGGCCGGAATGCGCTGAAGTTGGGAGTTGATGACCTTGGCACGCTCAAGCAATCCGTTGAACTTCTGATTCTCGGGATGAGCCTTGCTCCACGGCTTGAGGGATGCGGCCTTGGCTCGCTCATCCTGCTCCTGCTTCCACTTCTCCAGTTGTGAAGCCTTCTCCTGCGTCTGCGACATCTGCTGCTTCCACTGGCTGATCTGCCGGTCGAAGTAGCTCTGCTGATCGCGGAGCCTCTTTTCCAGGGTCGGTCCTTCTTTGGACCAATCGCGCTGCGGTGGCTGCTGTTCGGGTGACTGGCTATTGGGGGGTGTCAAAGACCCATCGGCTTTGGTGTCAGGTGCCACCGGATTGGTGGGCTGATCGCCATGCGTCGTCTGCTCTGCCTGAGCGGCCTCTGGTGCAGCAGCGGCCTCAACAGAGGGTTCGCTGGTCTGCTCAGAGCCGGTATCAGCCTCGGCTGCGGGCATGGTAGTCTCGTCGTCGTCCATTGTCAAGCCTTTCTATGGCTTATGCGTCATTATCAGTTACCGGAATGGAACTGATTGGTGTCAGGCTTTGATCACACTGAGTCCGCGCCGATGCGCCTCGTCAATAGCCGCCTGTCGGCTCTTGGCGTAGTATGGGCTGCGGACATCGTGATCCAACTGGCTGATGCGCCGTCCCTTGCCGCCGTTCTCCGTAGACCATGAGTACGCATCCATCTGCACATGCGGAGCTTCGCCGGGAACAACGCCCCAGCGGCCAGAGCCGCAGTCAGGGCAGACGAACTCCAAGCGCGGAGCATCCTCGGGGACATCGAACAGACATCCACAGTCACGGCAACGGTAGTCGGGCATGGTATCCTCTTAGGCCGGAGGCGGGGTTCCGCCGGTTGGTCCGGTTTGCGGTGGGGCGGCTGGAGGCGCACCCTGCGGCGGCGGGGCCGCCATCATCATCTGCTGATTGGCGATCTGGACGGCGATATTGCGGGCAGCCCCTACCAACTCGTCGGACATGCGGTTCTTCTCAGC